CCTTACAGACGTACTCGAGGTTGGAGTAGGACAGGCTGACGTCCGGGTCGGTGATGTTGTCCGGCGTGAGCGCCCGCTTGTGATGGACGATATAGCCCGGCTTGTCCCGGCACTCTTCGCACAGCCCGCCATCGATGGTCCGGCGGAACTTGATATACCCGGCGCGGCATTTCTTCCAGCGCGCGGAGGCGTAAAAGCGCGCGGCCCATGGCTGCATCCTGTTCCCTCCAATTCTTCACGCTATCACTGTAGCACAGATTTTAGGCTCTGTTAGCTCAACTTTTGCGGTAGCCCATTGCCCGCGCTGCCTCGTAGACAAAGCGGCTGTACATCCGCTTGGCCGTGGATGTGCTCACGTGCACCTGTCTGGCAGCGGACTCCAGACTCTCGCGCGGCCAGATCCATGTATGCAGGCGCACGATCTCCAACACATCGTCGCCGTCCCGCCAGGTCTGCACGGTGTTGATGGCGGACTTGATCGCCGTGTAGTCCTCGTACTCCCGTGAGGACAGGACGCGCACCGCAATGTCCTCGACGGCGCGGCCGGAGGATTTCCCGCCCGGTTGTGAGGAATATCCCGGTGTGATCTTCTGCCGGCTCATATCCCGAACCTGTCGGCTCAGTTTCGGGTATTCGCCGATGGTGCGGCAGACATTGCCGTACCACCAGTATCTCGGTTTCGACATCTGTTCAGCTCCTTCCTTCTTCGTCGCAAAACTCAACACATTTACAAGGCTTAAAGAAGGCGGCTCCCGTTCCGCTTATGTGTCTCGTTTTTGGGATCCCATACATATTTGAAATATAGGAATCCATACTGCGTGGCTCTGGACTCGACGAGGATGTAGCCGCGCGGGGCGACTGGCGGGCGCGTCGGGCTGTAGTCCCGGACCGCCTCGGTCGCGGGCTCCGGCTCCGGCCGGACGCAGCTGCGGCTGGCCTTGTACCGGTGGCCTCCGAACTCCTTGCGCCAGTGGCCGTGCAGGTAGTTGGCCAGTGCCGTGTAGTCCTGCCCGTGGTCGACCTTATTTCCGTTCTCATCCAGATAGTAGTTGTGCTTCCGCAGTGGCTTGCAGTCGATGACGCTGCCGAGGCCCCAGAGACTGCCGAGCTCATCGGCAGGAATGCCGTCCGTGATCAGGTGCAGGTGGAAGCGGTTTGTCGATTTGCCCCGGCCGTAGACGATGACGATCTTGGCCTCCGGATACCGGTAGACCATTCGGCGGTAGAACTTATCCCGGATCCTGCGCATCTCCTGCGCGGTATGTACCTCATGCTCGGGGTCGAGCGTGAGCGTGGAGTAATAACTGGTCGGAGAGAAGTTGGCGTTGACGAGCGCCGCGAACTTCGCGGCCGAGACTCTGGTGTTGAATTCTTCGCGTTCCTCCTGCGACTGGAACCGCGGCTTCTTCGGCCGGCTGGTCTTCGGATCCGTGCCGCCCGCCACTTTGTACACGATCTGCTCGCAGACCCTCCCGGAAAATTTCCGGCGCTTGTGTCTCTTCACCATAGTCTCAGCTCCTCCCATCTCTGCCCGCTCAAAGCGTGGCCGGAAATTCCGGCCATGCGTTCAGCGGTCAGTTTCCTCGCGTATTTTCATTTCTGTGTATTCTGTTGGCGTTATCGGCGGAAAGCCGAACGCTGCCCTAATCTCGTTCTGGGTGTTCTTGCGCCAGACCTCCTCTTCTTGTTTGATGTTTTTCCAGGCTGCGGCGTCCAGTGTCTCGAGCACTACTTCTGCCTGACGTTTCAGGCTCCGCAGTTTGAAAAACACCAGCACGCCCAGCGCGAGCCACTCCAGCGCGGCAGCAAGCTCCAAAATCTCAATGATCATTTTCTTCTCCTTCCACTCCTTCCAATTCTCCTTTGCAGTATGTGCAGCGGCTCGGCAGGCTCTTTTTCAAACCGCCTTTTTTCCAGAGTTCGAAGCACGGTTTCTCCGGTCTGCCGCAGTATGGGCATCGGTAGACACGGAAGATATCATCCCAGCGCCAGACCATGCGGACTTCGTTTTTCTGTTTCAAGTCCCATCACCTCCCTCATTGCTTCAACCAGCCTCTTTTCTAGCTTGTCCTGGTCGATCTTCACTTCCATCGTTGCGCCCTCCTGCTCTACCCACACGCCGTCCGTGCGCTTCGTAAACCCAGCAGGCGCGAAATTTCTGGCGTGTTCCAGCTCCGGCGTATGCCTGCACGTTGGATAGATGCATTTCTCGCAAGCCTTTCTGTCGCAAAGGAACAGGATATTCCGCTCCTTCGCCCGCGATACGCTGCTCGGCAGAAGAACGACTGGCTGCCCGATCTCCGCCGCAAGCTGCTCCTGAAGCTTTTTCCGATCGCCGTCACGCAGTCCGACTGTGCATTCCAGCAAAATCATTCCTGTGCCGCCTCCATTTCCTTGCGCTCTTGCATAAACCCGTGCAGAAACAGCTCCAGCAGAGCGGCGGCGCCGTTTACCATCTTCGTCAGATCCCGCTTTCTGATCGCGAGCTTGCCGGTGGTGATTACCTGCAGGTCCGGCCTGCCGATGATCTGGATCACCGGATTTGGTTCAACGGTCTGCGTGCCGTCTGGCTCCTGCCTGTAAAGCGGCGGCGTGGACTGCTCCATGACGATGCGCGGCGGGTATTGCTCGCCGCGGAAGCTGGTATCCCATTGCTGTTTTTCGTAGTATGCGACAAAATTGTCTAGGTCGTGCGCAAACGTGCCCATGATTTCTGCCATTTTGATACTCCCTTCAAATTGTGATGATCTCCCGCCTCGACTGGCGGGCAAATTTGCGTTCCGGGCAGAAGCGGCATTCGGTACAGCTCCAGGCGCCGCGGTAGTTGTTGCGCGTCGGGCAGAGTGGGTTGTAGCAGATCCCGGAGCCTGCCCGCTGCGGGCCGCGGCCGAATTTTTTCTTCTTCGGTTCGGCTTTTGGCTTTTTGGCTGGATTCTTCTTGGTGACGAGCGTGGCCGCGCGTTCTTTCCGGAAGCAGCCGCAGCTTTTTGCATGTCCGTTCCGGAGGTATTTTCCGTCCTTGCTGCAGACGGTCCCGCATTTACACCGGCAGATCCAGTGTGCCGTATCTCCTTTTTTGCTGGTATCCCGCCCGATTACATGCAAATATCCAAAATCCGTGCCCGTCAGATCGACTACATGTGACATTTCCATTCTCCTTTCGTCAGGGGCCGGTCTCCCGGCCCCTATGCAGGGCGGACTTGCACCGCCTGCGCCTGCGCGTCCCCCTGTCGCCGCAGGCGAGCTGCCCTTGTCTGCTCAGGCAGCTTTCCATAAGGAGGTAACACGATGCCGCCGGGCGATCCCAACACCCGGCGTGGGGTAACGTTGACGGTTCCCATCCGCGCGCACGTTCCACACGCGCTTTTTATCCCCGGCCCGCGGGCTTGAGGTTTCGCGGGCCGGGTGCAGAGCCGGGGTGATCCTCCCGCAGCCGTCTCATGGCGGAGCGGCTGCGGCATAAGTCCGAAAAAATATGGTTCCCCGGCTGATTGCTGATCTTAGTCCTCGGGCTGGCTGATGTCCTTGTGCCGCAGCCCGTCGGCGTTCTCGGTCAGCGGCAGCGCCGGCCGCCGCGCGTGCTCATCCGGATTCCAGCCGCACCGCGCGCAAAGAACCGGCGCGAGCTTTGCATACGGACAGGCATTGCCCTGCTTCGGCAGCCCGCATGCCTCGCGCGGGCTGCTCTCGTTTTTTTCTGACATGTCAGACCTCCTGGATCTCGATCCCGAATTTGGACCGCATGAATTTGCGGTTCCGCAGATACTCCTTTGTCCGCGTCGGCTTTGTCTTCACATCTTCGACGACGAGCTTGCCGCCGAATTTGTACGAAAAGTCCGCCGTGTACCGCACTGCGCGAATGCGCTCACCGGTTTCGGTGATGTAGCTCTCCTGCAAGGTGAACTGCGGCTGCAGCCGCAGGTCGGAGATGATCCCGGCCCGCAGCATGACCATCAGCTCGTCATACCGCCGCGCCTCCTTCTTGCTGGCGAAGCGCAGCTCGCCGCGCGTATCCTTCCGGCTGCCGTACTTCGTCTTTCCATGGCTCCCCTTGTGAAGGGGAGCTGGCGCCGCAGCGCCTGAGAGGTCGATCTGCCGCCTGGCATACAGCTCCCGCATCCTCGGCGGCATGTCCGCCATGCTCTCAAACCGCAGGCCGCTCATTCTGTAGCACCCCAACTGCAAAAATTGTCCGGCTCGACTGCAGGAGCGTTGAGAAAGGACATGCGGGAAAAACACCGGCCTTCTATCCTGTAAATACAGTCCCTGCACCGCACCACCTCCGCAACGTCGGCGGCGGGCTGACGCAGCAGGAGCGTTTTCACTCGCTGCGGCGTCCAGTTCGGGTTTTCCGCGTTGCAGGATTCAAAATCTGTCAGCGCCTCCGCGCGCTTGATGTAATCAGTCATCATTTACCCTCCTGTTTCATTCTCGCGCGAGCTTGGAAATTCTCCAATTCTCCGGCCTTTTCTGCGCGCCCATGATTTGCTCCAACGGCCCTCGTTCCTCGCACAATGCGTATTGCTTCCACCTGTACCCCTGAAATGTGCGGTTTTTAGTCATCTCTTCACGTGAAATGTAAAGCTGCTTATATTCGAGAATATACATTCTGTTTCGCCTCCCGCGTTTTTCTGCTGAAGCTCATCCCTTGCCCTCCATTTCCTGCAAATCCTTCTCGGCTTCTTCGCGGCTCAAAAATACGGTTTTGCCGATGTCCTCTGGTCTGATCGTCCCGAGACCTAGCGTATTCAGCACAGTCCGCCCGTTCAGTGTGCTCACGTCCGATACGGTAAAACTATATACCCGCTTAACCGGGTGATTGCAGTACGTCCACAGTTCATCTCCCTGCCTGCACGGCAGCACCACCACGCGCCCGTCCTTGTCGGCCTCGGCAAGCTCGCGGAGGCGGCTAGGCTCCACGCCCAGCGCCTGCGCTTTCCGCTCAATGCAATCATCCATTGTCCGCCCTCCTAAATCAGTAGAATGTGCTCTAGGCCCTCCTCAAGGTCACAGTTCTCGGCAAATCGTTTCGCATCGTCCTCCGTGTAAACGTTTGCCAAATCCTCACGCGCTTTTGCGATGCGATCACTTATGGTTTGAATCTCGGCATCCAATTCTGCAAGAATCGCAAACAGTTCAGCCTTTTTCTTTTCAATATCCATCCTTTATCCCCTCCAATGCTTTCTCCGCCGCTTCGCGGGTGAGAAATACGGTCTTACCAAATCCGTTTAGCGCTACGCCATACTCCCGCCCTCTGGCGCCTATTGGCTCAAGGCCAATAAAGCCGATTTCATTGCCCATACCAATCTGCTTGACCTCGCACTCGCTTATATGCTTATCCGTGTCCAACAAGGCGAACACCCGCTGGCCCACCTTGCACGGCAGCACCACCACGCGCCCGTCCTTGTCGGCCTCGGCAAGCTCTTTCAACCGTCCGACCGTCATGTTTTCCGCAGCCTGCGCGAAATCCCACAGATGCCCAGCATTTTCGCCCATCTTACGCAGCATCTCCGGTGTCCATCCTGTGTCCTCGTAGGCTTTCAGCCGTCCGTACAGATCGCGGGCCATCTTGCGGAAAATATCCTTGCCAAAGCCGTTGCTCGTTGGGCCGTTGATCAGCACGTTGAGCGTGCTGTCCCGGCTCTGCTTCCAGTCGATTTCCTTGCCGCCGATCGCGGCGTGCAAGAATCGGTCAGTGTCCTGGTCAACGTTGAGATTGGGTCTTGTCAGTCGTTCCATAGTTCTTCCTCCACATACCGCCAGCTCTGCGGCGGGCAGGTGATCAAACTTAGCTCAAAGCCGTCTTTTGTTGTCCGCAGGCCAGTAAACTCGCCCAGTTCGCGCGGGGCGTCGTAAATTTTAAGATCGTCGATCTGCATGCCGTATCCGTGCTCCGTGCCCAGATACTTGTATATGTCCTCGCGGGTGAGGCAGGCATCCACCGTCGCCCATTTGGGGATCATGCAAAGCGGGTAGACCGTGCCGATCTTATTGCAAGTAAATTCCGCAACGACTTTCCCGTTGGCGGCCTCATATCCAAACGCCTCCGCATGCTCGCGCTCATAGGCCGATTCCGCCGTAATAGCCGGCGCCCCTTCGTTGGCTTTCACCATGAGCGCCCCCTTTCCGCCTGCGGTACAGTAGATATAGCACTTAAACGGCACACCGCACTTCGGCGCGGTCTTGCGGATTTCGACCGTTTTACTCCCGTTCAGGATCTTCCTCACCCACTCCGGGCGAATGCTGATCAAAACAGCTTTACTCATGCTTGTCTCCTTTCAAAATTTCCTCCATCAATGCCTTAAAAATCGGGTATGCCTGCTGCGGCACTACAGCGTTTCCGAGGCATTTAAGTCTGTCCACCCTTGCGGGAATCCCATGAGCCACTCCATAAGGGCGGGGTTCGACTTCCCACCGCTTCCACAGGTCAGGTTTTTCCGCTCCTCCTCCGTGACGACCCCCGCGTCTCTCAGTGCCACCATCTGCCGGAAGTTGTGTGTTCCGCCGCACAGCGGCGCGCCCGTCGTTGGCCGCGGCCACGATAAAGATTCTCTCTCCCTTGTGCAGTCCGCCGACATCCCAAGCCGCAGAACTGTAAGCCCTTGCTTCGTAGCCGACGCCTTGCAGTTCGGAAAGGATTCCCGCAAGCGCAATTCGAACAAGTCCAGAAACGTTTTCACCGACAACGCAGCGCGGGCGCAGCTCTCGGATAACTCGGAGCATCTCCGGCCAGAGGTAACGATCGTCCTCTTTGCCTTTTTGCTTTCCAGCCACAGAAAAGGGCTGGCAGGGGAATCCGCCGGAAATAACGTCAACTGCTCGTAATCCTGTCCGCTCATAGAAGCTCTCCTTTGTCAGCGTCCGGATATCCCGCCAGCGCGGCACATCAGGCCAGTGCTTTTCCAGCACCTTCGTGGGGTAATCGGCAAATTCGCACTGCCCGACGGTCGTAAATCCGGCCCACTCGGCAGCCAGATCAAGCCCGCCGATCCCGGAAAACAGGCTCAGATGCGTCAGCATTTTGTTTCCTTCGCCGTTGGCGTCAGCTTCGCCAGATCACGCGAGTGATCGTAAATTCTGAGGTTGGAAATGTGCCATCCGTAGCCGACGCCGCCCTGAACCGAACGGTAGATGTAGCACTTAAACGGCGTATCCATCTTCGGGCGCGTCTTGCGCACCTCAATGGTCTTCTGCCCGTTGATGATCTTCTCACACCACTCCGGGCGAATGCTGATCAAAACAGCTTTACTCATGCTCTTGCCTCCTGTTCCAATTCTGCGCGGAACCGTTGTTCCAGTTCAAACACGCCGCGCGGCTTGCCTTTGTAATAGCCTTTCATTGGCCTGTCTATTTTCCGTTGCAGGTCTTTCAGGCGCTCCCAGTATTCCGGCAGGTAAATATACATATTCCGCAGTTCCCGCAGGTTCTTGTTGCAGCAGCACCAGCACGAAACACGGTCCAGCACGTCATAAAGGCGGATCGTGCCCTCCAGCCACGAAAACCCGTTTTCATAGCAATATGCCATGGCGTCGGCTTCCGGCATGCCCCACTCCGCCAGCGGGTGCAGTTTATACGTCTTCCGTTCTTTTTCCAGTCGTGGTGTTTCGTCGGCAGCTATGCCAACGTAAACCATAGCGTCCCGCGCCTCCGCGTACCTGTCCATGGCTTTCAGCTTCCCCGTGGTTCCCCAGCGGCAGAGGCCGCCACACCAGCCATAACCTTGGTGTGTGCCTTTCTGCTTACTGCAAACCGGCCTTTCCAGCATATCAAACAGGAACGGGTTTTCCGGCTCCAGTCTGGTGTACTTGATCCCCAGCTGCTCCAGGCGGGGTAGCATTTGATCCCGTGTGTGGTAAATCGCCTCAAACTCCATTCCGGTATCGTAGAAAACCACCTCATTCAGCGGGTAGCCCTTGGCAATCAGCATTAGGAGCATGGCCAGGCTGTCCTTGCCCCAGCTGACACTTGCAATATGCCATTTCATTCCGCTTTTGCACCTCCAAACGCCGCCAGGTCGAAACAGGTCTGTTTCCCAACGTACTGGCGCCACGCCCATTCCAGCATGGCGCCCTGGATCTCCATCCGGTCTGCCTCGATGTTCGTGATATCCTGGCAGGCATCACACACAAATCTCATACCAGCGCCCCCGGCCGGGTGTCCGGCGTGTAGTGGAGCTTGGTCGCGCGGGCATTCTGATGGTACTCCGGGCGGGTGAATTTATAGCCCCAGTGTTTGGCTGCGGTGAAAAGGGCCGCATATCCGTCCTCGGCGCGGACGGTTACTTTCTGGTCTCCATATGTAACGGAAAAGTGGTTCTGTCCGGTGTATCCGGCCTGTGCGATCACGGCGGGGCGCCGCGGTGCCCGCTCGCCGGGGTAATCGATGCTATTTCGCAATGTGTTTGCGCCTCCTTATCTGGTTGTCGGCATGGGCCATCTGCTTTCCCGCTGCAAGATCGGGCTGCAGGCTGTCCCTGTCGCGGTGGTTTACATCGTAGATGTGGTTCCGGATGCTCTCATATAGCATCCAGGTGCAGCACCCGGCGCGGCATGTGCCGCTTCGGTCCGGGCAGTTCCGGCCGCAGGGCGGCGGGATGGGCCGCATGCGCGGCGCAAAATAATTCACTCTGCTTCCTCCTGTACGTGCTGCATCCAGGCTGCGAGCTTAGCGTATTTGTCCTGCCTGGCAACCGTGTCGGCGACGCACTGCGCGTTGACGCGGTCCATGCTGTTCAGGCACTCGGCGTCCTCCTGCTCGCATTCTGACGCCAAGCCCAACGCATCGATCAGGCTGGCCAGCTGATCCGGCCGAAGCTCGACGATGATCTTGGGCTCGTCCTTCACCGGCTTCACAGGATCCCGTAGGTCGTCAGACCCAGCGCGATCGCGCCGGTCGCGACGCAGGCGTCTGTCATCTCTGCGTACCCGGCGATCACCGCCAGCACAAAGGCCGCGCCGCCCAGCCACACGCAGCAGGTCTTCGCCACCCGCCGCATGGCCTCCCGGTACCGCAGCTCCTCCAGCAGTCGCTCCTGCCGCTCCCTGGTCTCTTCCTCCGACTCATACCCGAGCCGCTCTGCAAGATTCGTTCTCATTTCTTCTCCTCCGTTCCGTCCTGTACACTGTCCGCCGCCTTGATCTTTTCCAGCACCAACTCGATATTCCTGCGCTCCTTCTCAATGCTCTCGAGCTCTTTCCCAATGGCTTCCCGCCTTGCTTCGCTACCCGGCTCTCCCTCTTTGAGACGGAACGCATCCGCATCCATCCGGATCATGTTCCTTTCGAGTATCCACTTGAGATGCAGCCATTCTTCCGTTGTCAGAAGCAGCTTTTTCATGCCTTCGCCTCCTGCATCCGCCTGACGAGCCGCGACAGACGGGCGTTTTGTGTAACGAGCTTCTGCGCGTCCAGGTCAAGCCCTTTTCGCTTCAGCCCGCCGATGATCTGCGCCGCCTGGCACTCACACACCATCGCCGCTTCGATCAGATCGTGCAGCTCCTGCGCATCCAGCGTCAGGTTGTAGGTCTTTACCTTCGCCATGGCTCAGTATCCCCCTTCGTGTTCCAGCAGCCAGTTTTTCAACTGCATCTGCGCGATTGCAAAACACAGTTCCGCGTCGCAGTCCTGGACGTTGACGAGTTCTTCGTCGTCCCCGTCGTAGGCGGTTCCCCTCCGCCACACCCGGACGCCCCAGTCCGTCACCTTGCTGTAGGTGATCTCAAGGTGCATAGGGTAGGCCGTCACCTTCTTTGCAAAAAACTTTAAAAAATCATCCACGGGGCTCCCTCCTATGTACGCGCCTTGCGGCGCGTTTAATTGCTGGCCGCGGGCAGACGCCCTTCGGCTGCGGCCCGCTCGAGGATCTGCCACGCCACGCGGCGGGCGGCCTGCCGGTTGGCCTCTTTCTGCTCCGGCGTCAGCCGGCGCAGGTAGTTGTCCGCGATATACGCCGTGCAGTTTGGAAAATGATACTCGGCCACGATGTGCGGCTCTTCGTCCGCGATCGGGTCATACGGTTTTCTCATGGGTCAGCCTCCTTTCGGCGTTAGTTTTTCCAGATTTTACAGCCTTACGCTTTTTACCCTTGTTCGGCTCCCCGCCCACGTGGTAAGATGTGGGCAGGTGGTGATTTTATGACAAATAAACAATTCAAAATTTGTGCCGCTGTCGTTCACAAGCACAAGCTCGGCGATATTCTCGAAAAAACCGGCTGCGGCAACTATCTGGCACTCCAGAACGCTATGCCCGTCGGGGCGCTCATTTTCAGCGATGATGCGCAGAACGACGATACCATTGTGACGCTGGCCGACTTCGCGCAGGAGGAATACGACAAGCACGTGCGGGACACTTCTCGGTATCGGCTCTCCATTATCCTCTCGGCGTTGGCCCTCTTGATTTCCTTCGCCGCGCTGCTCTTTTCGTCCAGCTCTCTTTTCGGCTGGCCGTTTACGCCCGCGTAAAGGCGATGATGGCGACGGCCAGCGTCAGCAGCGATACGATCATCGACGCGATCCCGATCACCAGCTGGACGATTGCCCGACGCTTGCGCGTCCGTTCCCGGTCGCGCGCTTCTTCCCGCGCCCATCTGGCGAGCTTTTCTTCCTTCGTTTCCATGCTCACATCCCCCTGATGGCCACGATCAGCGCGGCCAGCGCGACGATCATATTGACGATGGCGTTCCACAGCGCTTCGCGCCTGCGGTCCTGCAGGTCTTCCCGCCGCCATTCTTCCAGACGACGTTCGAAGTCTTCCATGTTCACGCCTCCTTCCGTTCGTCTTTCTTGCTCTCCTGCGCCAGCATCATGCCGTAGGCGATATCGCTCAGGCGCTGGAGCTGTTCGTCGGTCAGATTCCCGGACTGTTCTTTCAGGTAGTCCATGACCTGCTTTTCCTTCTCGGACATTGTTCTCACCTCGCGTTGTCACAACACTTTGTTTCTGTGTTTTGTATTGTGACTACACTGTACCACTATTCCGATGTTTTGTCAATACATATCCGTAAAATATTTTTCATCTTTTTGTATTGACAATACATCCATCGCGTGTATAATATAGTCATGAGGTGATTTCAATGACCATCAACGAGCGAATCAAAGAGATCCGCAGATCTTCCGGACTCTCTCAAACCGACTTCGCCGAACGTCTCGGCACGACCCGCGGCGTGATCACGAACCTCGAGGGCGAGAAAACAAGCCCTAATGAGCCGTTCATCAAGCTGATCTGCCGGGAGTTTAACGTGAATGAGGACTGGCTCCGCACTGGTGAGGGCGAGATGAAACAGAAGCTGACGCGGAACCAGGAGATCGCTGAGTTCATGGGCGTCGTCATGCACGACCCGGACGACTCGCCGCGCAAGCGGTTTGTATCGATCATCAGCAAGCTCAGCGTTGACGAATGGCAGCTGCTCGCCGAGATCGCAAAAAAAATGGCCGAGGACGGATGACCGCCCTCGGCTCTTTTTTCTCTATTCGACCAGTCCGCGCAGGAAGCGCCAGACCAGATCGAGTTGTTCCGTCGTCGCAAGCCGCAGCATGCGGCGGATGTCCTGCTGGTAAAAACTTCGCGTCATTTTATCCATTCCCCCATTCTTCCACAAAAAGACCGTTCATTTTTTGTTCACTTTTCCGGTTGTGCTTTCTTTGGCGGTGGCTTACAATATTTGTAGGTTCCTTTTTCTGACTCGCATGATTATATTAGAACATACGTTCGTTAATTACAATTATGAGAGTCTACAAAAATTTACATATCAAACTGGAGGTTTTGCCATGAAACAGACATGGCGCAGGGTTCTGCTTGTGCTGGTCTGCTGTGTGCTGGCCTTTGTCGGCTGGGTCGGGCTGCTCCGTTTGGCGGACACGATCTCCGCCGCCCGCTCTTACAAATCTTCGCCCGCAGAGCTTCGCGCGGCGGCCGACGCCGCTGTGCTCCCCGCCGCGGATCCGGCCTTTACCGGCAGCGCGGAATATACAGACGCGGAACAGACCGAGGCGCAGGCCGAGTATTACGCCAGCATCGGCGGTGACCCGCTCGACGTGGAGCCGCTGGAACCGATCGTCAGCGATTTTGTTTCGTTCCTCCCTGGCACGCTTCCCGCAGAGGCTCCGGCCATCTCCGGTGCGACCGGCGACAGCATCCACACGTATATCTACAACAAGTCCAGCGGCGTTTTCCATCTTCCCGGCTGCTCGCACGTCGACCAGATGAACCCCGAGAACCGCGGCAGCTTCACCGGCTCGCGTGAAGAGGCCGCCGCGCTGTACACGCCGTGCAAGGATTGTAATCCGTAGGAGGTTTTATGTACTGTAACAAATGTGGCAAAGAGATCGACGATGAGGCTCTAATCTGCCCGTACTGCGGCTGCGGGACCGTGAATTACATCCGCGACCAGGCGAAGGCCGAGTCCCGCGCGCGGGAGCCCCGCCAGCCCGCGCAGAAGAAGCGCTCGACTGCGCTGCTGCTCTGTATCTTCCTCGGCGGCTTTGGTGCACATCGTTTTTATGTCGGCAAGATCTGGACTGGGCTTCTTTGGCTCTTTACGCTCGGCTTTTGGGGCATTGGCACGCTGGTTGATTTTTGCCGGATCTATGATAACAAGTTCACAGACGACGCCGGGCGCCCGCTCTACGATGAGTACACGGATGGCATGACGCCTGAGGAATACGAGTCCGCCGTCGCTGGTCCCCGCAGAGTCCGGAAAGTTATCATCGTCATTGCCCTTGCGCTTTGTGCTGGCTGCTTCCTGTTCGTCCGCGTCATCCCCGGCCTCATGTACGCGCTTGGTTTTTGAGATGTCGCCCGCGCCGCTGGCCGAACAACGGCGCGGGCTTTTGCTTGCGCAGGCGACTGGGAGCCGTCCTTGCGCTTCCAGCGTATGCCTGTTTTTCGTTTTCAGCAACTACCAGTTATGAGAATTTATGAGATTTTTTGAGAAATCCGCATTTTCTGGATTTTCATTTTTGGAAAGGATCGTGGAAACCTTGGAAACCTGTGAAAATCGCATCCGTTCAGAGCGTTTGTCTCGCGGCATGACGCTGAACGAGCTGTCCGACGCCTCCGGCGTTTCCGTCGCCAGCCTCTCGCGCTATGAGCGCGGCTGCGACGTCCCTTCGTCCGCTCTGCACCGGATCGCGGACGCGATGGACACGGACAGCGCCGTGCTGCTGGACCAGCCGGATAAAATGCCGCGCATCGCCGAGCTTGAGCTGCGGCTCAAGCATGCTAAAGCGATCATTTCCAAGCAGGAACAGATCATCCGCCAGAAGTCCGTCGAGGCGCGGCGCAAGGATGTTTTGATCGGCGTGCTTGTGTGCATCGTTCTCGTCTCGCTTCTGGCGCTCCTTGTCGACCTTTGTAATCCCAATATCGGCTGGCTTCGCGCCTCCGCGCTTGCATCCTTTGTTCCCGTATAACCGCCTTCCGCAGTGGTGAGAATTTGCTTATGAACTTTACATCTACCTGGAAAATCGCCGACCCGCTCGCGCAGTACATCATTTACCTGCGCAAGTCCCGGAAGGACATGGAGGCCGAAGCCCTCGGCCAGACCGACACGCTCAAGCGGCACCGGGCCGCGCTTTTGTCGCTGTCCGAAAGCCGCGGGCTGAACGTCGTGGAGATCTGCGAGGAAGTCGTGACCGGCGACTCCATTGCCGTCCGGCCGGAGGTGCAGAAGGTCCTGCAGCTCGTCGAGACCGGCAACTACGCGGGCGTCATCGTCATGGAGGTCGAGCGTCTGGCGCGCGGCGACACCATCGACCAGGGCATTATTGCCCAGACCTTTAAATACTCCGACACCCGCATCATCACGCCGAACAAGACCTACGACCCGAACAACGAGATGGACGAGGAATACTTTGAATTCGGCCTCTTTATGTCCCGGCGCGAGTACAACACCATCAAGCGCCGCCTGTCCCGCGGAAAGGAGGCGTCTCTGCGCGAGGGCAAATGGATCTCCGGCAAGACGCCCTTCGGCTGGTCGCGTGAGAAGCTGCCGAACGACAAGGGCTACAAGCTCGTCCCGCACCCGGAGCAGGCCCCCGTCCTGCAGCAGATCTACAACTGGTACACCGGCGAGGGCTGCGCGCGCATCGGCGCGAAGGCGATCTCCACGCGGCTGAACAGCCTCGGCGTCCCGACCAACTCCGGCAGCCTCTGGCGCACGGACTCTGTGCTGGATATCCTGCGCAATCCGGCAAATGCCGGATGGATCAAATCCGGCGGCAGGCCAGAGACGAAGCGCATTGTCGACGGCGCTGTCGTCGTCAGTCGCCCCCGCACCCGGCAGGAGGATCTGAAGCTTTATAAAGGGCTGCACGACGGCCTCATCTCGCAGGAGCAGTACGACAAGGCCGTCGCTCTGAGCTATTCCAGCGCCAGCCCGCGCGGCAAGGGCGCATGGGGGACCGTGACGAGCCTCGCCGGGCTCGTCCGCTGCGACCAGTGCGGCCGCGTGATGGTTCGCCGTCCGTCGTCCGGCAACCGCCGCGATACGCTTCTTTGTCCCTCCTACGGCTGCACGACCGTCAGCGCATGGTATGATGATGTGGAGGACGCCGTGCTGGATGCTCTGCGTGGCTGGCTGCGCGAGCTGGAGCTCGGTGAGGCCGCTGCACCAGATGACACGCCCATGCGCACCGCGCTCGAGTCCTCGATCGCCGCCGACCGCAAGCAGCTTGCCAAGCTGGAGGCGCAGGAGGCCCGCGCGTATGAGCTGGTCGAGACCGGCGTCTATACGCCGGAGATCTTCCTGCAGCGCTCGCAGGCGCTCGCCGCCGACAAGCAGGTCATCGTCGACCGCATCGAGGCAAGCCAGACCACGATCACCGAGCTGGCTCGCGCCAAGCAGGCCCGCGCCCGTCTGGCCCCCGCCGTCCGCCGCGTCCTCGAGACCTACCCGCTCGCCGCATCCCCGCAGGAGAAAAACGCCCTCCTGAAAACTGTCCTGCAGAAAGTCCTCTACCATAAACAGACCAAATCCTACACCAAATCCGGCAGCGACATGCACGTCACCCTCTACCCCCTCGCGGATTGATGGTTATACATTTATTTGGTACGCATGAATGAATCCCATTTAAATGTAGATTCTATAGCAAGCGGAAATCCCCCCTGGTGACAGGAGGGATTTCTTTATTTTGCAATATGCTCATAATACGCCATGAGCTTCTGTTCCGGCCCCGGGCCGTCCTTGTCGAGCAGGAACGCCTTTGCCAGCGCGGCGTAGAACTCCGGGCGGTTGAGGCCGAACTCTACGGCGACGGGGTAGTAGTCCGAGTACATCATGTTCATGGTTATGCCCCACGCCCAGCGTGGGACCACAGGTGCCTGAATGCCCATGCTCTCGGCCACGGCCGTCGTTTGCTCCATCGTCCAGTGCGGGCCGGTCGTGCCGTCGGCGTTTTGCATGTTGGCTGCCCACTGCATCGCCGTTTCGCGATCAAATGTGGCCGTCTCCGGCTCGCCGTGGTGCCCGTGCAGCTTTTCGAGCCTGCAGATCGTCTTCGCGTACAGCCCAACTTCCTCCGCGCTGCCGAGCGTCACGGGCTTTTCCATGGCCTCGTGCAGTTTGTGGTAAAGCTTGTCCATATACTCTTTCATGCTCACGCCTCCTGTATGTATCGGTAAATCTTGTCGACGTCATTTTGGTCAAACCGCATGTCTCCCAGCAGCGGGACGGATACGGTCAGCTTGCTCTCAAAGCGCGGACGCGCCGCGTTGTAGAGCTTGTCGAGGTCGATGTTTCCGGCGTCATCAAATATCTGCATCATCTTGAACGCGGGGTTCTCGCGCAGCGCGAGGACCTTTTCACGGCTGCCCTCCATGATGAGCGCCAGCATGATCCCAGCGCCGATGCCCTTGCCGCCCGGCAGGTGCGGGATGACCTCATTGTCTGCGTAGCGCATCGCGCCGCGCATGGCCTGATCTATCGTCACTGTCATTGCAGATTTCCTCCTTTAAGGATGGGGCGGCTATTGCCGCCCCTTGCGTTTAGCCGTTGCAGCACCCGCATTTCGGGATCGGGTTGTAGAGCGACTGCGCCGTCGTTGCGGTTCCGGTCGTGACGTCGGCGACCTGCTTGGGATAAAAGGTCGCGTTGACATACGTCACGATGGAATTGTCACCGCAGCAGCGGCGTTCGGCCTCCATCTTGACCGCATCAAGCGCTTCCTTGCGGACGGACTCGACGTCCTGTTTGACCAGCGCGAAGCTATCCTCGGTGCGCTGGTTATGGACGGCCTGCTTGCACAGCGCCTCACGGACGTCCTTGAGCTGCCCGTCGATATAACCGTACATCTCCAGCATCTTGCCGTCGTTGTACGTGTTGGCCTTGAGCAGCGCGATCTCGCTGTCCTTCGCGGCCAGCTTCTGCTCCCGGTCAAGATCGTAGCGCGTGACCGGCATGTTCTCGCTGCACGTCGGCTCCTGCTGCCGTGCGGCGAGCATGGCGGCGACCGTCATGGCAGGCGTGACCGCCGCAGCAACATCAGCGACTTCCGATCTCTTGTTCTGGTTGAGGCCGCCCAGCAGATTGCCGAGCCCGCCGTTTGCCAGACTCATCGCGGCGCCGCCGATGCCAAAGCCCAGCGCAGTCCCCGCGAGTCCCTTGCTTGCGTATTCCATAAAAAATCCTCCGGATTCAAAGTAGTAAGCTGGCCAGCTCCTATCCTCAGTCTACCGCTTTCCAGATTCCCGAGGGGGACATCTGTGGGGCACTTCCGGGACAGTTCTGTCCCATTTGCGTGGATTTTTGTTTTTATTTTTTATAAAATATTTTGAAAACCCCTTGACATATACGGTATTACAGTATATAATATAGCCATAAGATAAAACAAGGCAAGATCCGGAGATCAAAAATGAATGCAGGAGGAACACAAAATGAAACAGTATAAATACTTCTTTAAGGCATATGACGAAAACGGCCAGATGTTTTTCTACCACCGTTCGAACTCTGCAAGCCGTCTTCTTAAGCTGGCCGAAAAAGCCAGCTACGATGATAGCGGCGAGATCCTCTCCCGTTGGTATTGCGGGCGGACTGAACACAATATACCCGCAGAGATCCAGTATCGCGTATGCTGCGGCGAGAAGATCTGAGTTTTAGATCCACCACATTCCATTCCAACAAAAACTGCTCCGGTGCAACCGCATTGGAGCAGTATAATAAAAATGAGGGGGCAAATATCATGGCAAAAGCAACAGCTTACTGCAAATGTGAAACATGTGGAACAGAATTTACGAGAACGGCCAACAAAGGGCTCCGCTCCGAAGCTGATAGCTGGGCTCTGTGGGCGGCAGACCACTATACGGAATGCCCTGCCTGCTACGCAAAGCGTATGCGTTCCGAAGAATTGAAGAATCCGATCACGGCGCTCGTTGGGCTTGATGTTCTCAATGCACAGATCGTGATCTCCATTACCGGTGACACCCGGCCCGTGAAGGATGCACTCAAATCTCGCGGCTATCGCTGGGATGTTCCGTTTGAAACAGGATTGTCCGGCATCCTGGATATGGGAACTCGATTCAACGCGTGTTGGAGCAAGGAACTTCCGGCACCCAAATATACCACTGCAAAAGAATTTTCAGAAGCCGTTTCCTATGCTGTTTCCGATGCAATCCGCTCGCTGAAAGAGATCATCCCTGAACTCGAATCCAAGAACTCTTTCACGCAGATGGATCATATGCTCTTCTGCGATATGGCAAAGCACCTCGCAGAAGACGACGCCGCTGTTGCGAGCGCAATAGCAGCGCTCGAAAAGCCTGAACGCCCTGTATGCTACCCGGCAGGACGCTGGAACGGGAAATTCTATGGAAGGCCCGGAAACTGGCGCATTTACCTGGATAATACGGAAACAAGTATTTCCGATGAAGACGTTTCAGCCATAAAAAACTACAAGTCCGCGCTGGCAGCGTACAAGGAAAAGGTGGAGGAGATCAAGAATGCGAATTGATCCATCATATCCACCGCTTGCTCTGTTGCAGAGAGTAACAGAAGAATACCCTGATGCCTGGGAGAAAATGAAACTGTTCCATGAAATGAACGGCAAGAACGGGCTTCCGAGATGGAATCAATGGTGCTATGCACCAATGTCCGCGGCAATGGCGATTGCGATGGGCGATTCTCCTGGCACATACGAAAACATTTCTGCCGCCACAAAGGCAACGCAAGAGATTGCTGCCCTTGCACCATGGATTGAAAACAAGGATGTGTTTATTGTCGGCCGTTCTTTGCAGGAACGATTGTTTGCACAAGAAGATGAGGAGTTTGAGATCGATAGCGAGGCGCTGTACCATATCCCGTACCGATCTTTTTATGTGCAATTCGCCGACGGCTTTCGGTATATTGATTCTCCGTGCCACGGTGTGTTTGTGCATCTTGAGAATGATGTAAATAGCGGCGACCACGAGCTGCGGCTGCTGTATCTCAAAGAAACCGGAAAAACCATCGGCATCCCAATCCATCTTGGAGAAAAAACGGTTCGTTCGAGCTTATCTCATACGGAAAACGAAGCGCTGAAAAATCTATCGGATGATAATCCAGAGATCCGCAGAGCTATGATCACAACTTTGGAGCGGAGAAACGCCGAGCTTGCCGCGCACAGGCAGGCTTTGCAGATCGTACTTTATTTATGCAAGAAAAGCATTGAGAACGCCCCGAATCCAGAGGCCGCGTTTCTCAACACAAAAATCAGAAGTGGAGAAATCCATGTTCATTTTTTATGATTCAGAAAAGGAGGCTGCAAGGAATGCCAACTGATGCGCAAAAGCGCACTCGCAACAAGTGGGATGCAGAAAACATGTCCGTGATTTCCTGCAAGCTAAAACGGGAGATCGCGGAAACCTTTAAGGCTACGGCGAAAGCCAACGGCACGACCCCGAATGAACTGATTCGCAAATGGATCGATGCGTATATGCGGCAAAACATGCCAGCAGAGCAACCTTCGGCTGAAAAAATATGATTTGAATGTAAAAAAGCCCGCCCGGAGCGTAATGCTCAGGGCGGGCTGCTTTTCGCCAGACGGCGGGCGGTTTCGATAATGTGCGGCAGGCGGCGGGAGATGGTTTTGCGGTCGACGCCGATCTCGGCGGCCGCGTCCATCTGCGGGAGCCTGCGCACAATATAAAGTCTCACGATCTGCTGATCGATCACGTCCAAAAGTCCCTCGTCAGTGACGCGCTCCCAGTCGCTGCGCGTGAGGTGTTCCAGCTCCTTCGGCAGAGCCAGCCGCGCAGTTATCTGCTGTCACTCCCTTCAGCCCGCCGTCCAGGCAGGTTTTATCTCATGGCAGCAGCCAGTTTTTTCAGGAGATCATCGCCGTACTTGTAGTCGGCGAGATATTTGATCGTGTTGTCCGCAAGTCCGGCCTTTGCCTTGATGGTCTTCTTGGCGTCCTCGACGGCCTTGTCGACGGTTTCCGTGTCGTAGTCCACCCACGGGAGCTTGCCGTGCTTCTTCCATACACGGCTGTTGTAGCCTCCCTTGACGCCGATGTTGCCGACGCCGGTGATCTGCACGCCATTATCCCAGATGGGCGTACACTCGACGGCCAAGCCGTCTCCGATGTACAGGCCCCAGTGGCCGGGCATCCACAGGCCCTCGCCGGGAACGAGCTTATCCCAGCCGGACGCGGATACGTCCCTGCACTTGGCGATCATGCCGTCGGCAGAGACATCCGGGACAGCGTTTCCAGCGTAGCGTGCGCCTCCGTGGTAAGCATTCTTGTTGCCGTTCCATCCCCACAGGATCCCCTTTGTGAGATTCACGCAGTCAAAGCCAAAGTAGCCCTTTCCGATCAGCCCGCGGAATCTGGCCTGCTTTGCGGCGTCGTACCAGTCCGGGTATTGCTTTGCCTTCTCAGTGATGATCCCATCCGTGACCGGAGAGCCGAAGCAGCCCCACATGTACACGGTCTTGTAATTCTTCGCGACGTCAATATGCCGCCTGACGAGCTCGGAGGCTTTCATGATACTCATGCCCGCTCACTCCCGTACAGCTCGTGGTGCAGCTGCAGCACGGCGGCCTCGATCAGCTTATCGATCGTTTCCACATCAAATTGAATGCCCTTCTCGGCGAGGAAGTTCACGACATACGCCTTTTTCGCCGCGCCGTCCGTCGCGGTGTACAGCTGCTCCGCCGCCTTTACGCCGATCTCAACGTAAGTGCGGAGCGTTTGCAGCTTATCCGCGTCGATCTTCGTCTTGATCCACGGGATCAGGAATGCCGAAACGAGCGCGCTGATGAGCGCGATCACTGCCGAGATGATTTGCGTGTAGTCCATAAGTATGCTCCTTTCAATCTTTCAGCACGATCTCCGCGATGCGTGCTGCCGCTTCCGGGCCGTATTTTTCAGCCCATTTATCCATGTACTTCTGCGCGTACTTCGCGCGGTTCTCGTTCTTGGCCTTCCAGAGATAGAATCCGCTGGAAGCTGTTGTTTCAGCCAGCACCGCAAGCGTGATCTCCGTCAGGTCTGCGCCTGCCGCGCAGGCGATAATGAGCGCGAGGCTGACGAGCGCGCTGCAGATCAGCCACTTCTTGCTAAACTCCATTGCGTTCGCATTGCGCCTCCAGCTGGTGCAGGAACTTTTTCACGTCTCCGTTCCCGCCCATCTTTTTATACTTCTCTCCGGCGATCAGGCGCTCGGCCATTGGCATTTCCTCCGACATGATGGTCAGCCGGAGGATCGCCAGATACTGCTCGTCCTGATGCTCCTGCATTTTCCCGAGCTTTTTGTTGATCTCTGTAAGACGCTCCTCCTGCGTTGTGGCCTTGCCGCGCTTTTTCTGTATCGCGCCGACGACGGCATTGACGACCGCCGTCAGCGCGGACGAGCCGAGCACGGCACAGACGAGGGTAACGATGATAGTCTTGGTGTCCATGTTGTCTCCCTTCCGCGCGATCAGATCGGCACGAAGGCGCTGTCTGTCCATTCGGCTTGCTTTCCGGCCGCGCCCATCCAGACCTTGATCTCGCCGTTGTGGGTGTAGTAGGCGTTCTGGATGAGGGCCATGCCGGAGTCCCACACGATGGGATTTTCAGCCGTGCCGGCTTTCACGGCCTGCTCGACGTACACCTGCCGGACGAGGATCTTGTTGACGTAGATGTTGCGCCAGTCGTAGCCCAGCTTGTCCGATTGCGTCACGTCCTCCGTGATGCCGCCTGCGGCCTGCGCGAGCTTGCCGTCCTTGATGGCGGTTTTGAGCTTTTCTAATTTATCCTGCGTCATAGACTGCCTCCAGTTCTGCAAGCATTTCTTCTGTAGTCATCTCCGGCGTTTCAATCGGCGTTTCCGTCTCCGTGTAGGTATATGACGCGCCCTCAACATCGATAGCCTCTGCATATTCCACGCCAGTCTCATTCTGCCGAATCATCATTCCTGTATCAGAATAGGTACGGTATAGCTTTACACCGTCCTTACGTTGTGTATAAAATTTTCTTTGAATCATCTTTACACCCCCACGATATGCCTTGCATAGTTTGACCAGTTTGTAGCCGTCTTCCATGCGTCAACAAGCGCTGCCGGAACGCGGATTTGGCAGTCAGCGGGAATGTTGGAAAAAGCATCAGTGCTTGCTAGTGTCGGAACCGTTGTACAAGCTGTGAAATCATAAAAAGCTGCACCAAAACAACTATAGAATGCGCGGCCTCCAATACTTGTTACACCATCAGGTATTGTAATTGATGCTAGAGAAGAACAACTATCGAATGCAGAGTCTTCAATACTTGTTACACCATCAGGTATTGTAATTGATGCTAGAGAAGAACAACTATCGAATGCAGATTCTTCAATACTTGTTACACCATCAGGTATCGTAATTGATGCTAGAGAAGGACAAAAATAAAATGCATATAACCTAATACTTGTTACACCATCAGGTATTGTAATTGATGCTAGAGAAGAACAACCATTGAATGCAGATTCTTCAATACTTGTTACACCATCAGGTATCGTAATTGATGCTAGAGAAGGACAAAAATAAAATGCATATAACCTAATACTTGTTACACCATCAGGTATTGTAATTGATGCTAGAGAATAACAACCAGCGAATGCAGATTCTTCAATACTTGTTACACCATCAGGTATTGTAATTGATGCTAGAGAAGAACAATTATTGAATGCGTAGCCTCCAATACTTGTTACACCATTTCCAATCTCAATTTTCTGAACACTATTTTGATAAGCATAATTTCGATTGTCATCACTAGATGAATAGCGAAGGATTGCGCTACAACCATTATATGAAGAGTTGCCATAGAACTCCATCGCTCCATCAACGGTCAGCTTGATCACATACTCGCCCGGTGCGGCATAAGCATGATTCTGTGTCCATTTTACAGTCGTTGTACTTGTCCCTGTCAGTGTATCCGGTGTGGTTCCATCACCCCAGTCCACGGTGACAGTGCCATTCGGACAAACGCCAAGCATCGGAGATGTGCGGCCCTCTTCCAGACGGATATAGATTCTGGTCTTGCCGTCATCTGTGATGTACATAGCGCCGACATTCATTTTTCGGTTCGTTGTTTTGAGATCTGCCAGCGACCAGTTCCAGCCCTGACAGGTAAGCCCCTCATGCGATGGATAATCTGGTAGCGCTGTCTTTGTTGCCAGTTCTGCTAGCGTCCAAGACGTGACAATCGTGCCATCGTAGTCGTAAAACGTGATGTCACCGGGTGCGCCGGGGGCGGAGCCTCCGGTGGGGATCGTGCCGATCGCGTCCGCGAGGCCCGCGACGGTCTCGGCTTGCGGGGTCGTGCCGCCCTTTGCTGTTACGGCGTCATAGGCTGCGCCGACAGCGGCGGTGATGCGGCTTATCTGCGTCTGTACACTCATGGCGGCCTCCTCAGATCGCGGCGAGTGCCGTTTCGATCGCGTCGGTCAGGCTGACCGTGCCGCCGGAGGTATAGCCCGCCGGGACCGCGACGCTTGTCTGTGTCAGGCCGTCGATGGTCTTTGCGATCTTGCCGTTGTTGACCATGGTGCCCTCGACCTTGCTGCCGTCGGCCAGCACGATAAACTTGCCGTCCAGCACGTCAGCAGCTCCGGCGGTCACACCGGAAACGTCCTTGTACTTGGCGGGGATCGCTCCTACCGTTACTTTGCCGAGAACTTTACCCTTCGTGGGCGTGATGTCCTGCGCGGCCTCGGCAGGCGTGGCGGACTTGGTTTCCAGCACGACAGATACCTTGCCCGTGCCGGAGTGCTTGCCGGCGGGGACAGTGTACTCCTGGTTCCCGGTCGTGGCGTCCAGCACCTTGGATACCGCGCCGTTGTCCGGCATGGTGCCTGCCTGCGTCACGCCGTCGGCGTCGATAAATACTTTATTCGCCAGCACGTCGGCAGGCGCGGCGGTCGTCGCGGACACGTCCTGATAGTTCTCCGGGATCGCGCCGACGGTCACGCCGGACAGGCCGTAATAGCCCTGATCTGGTGTGATGGACTGCTGCTCCTTCGTCGGCGTGACGGATTTGGCCTGCAGGTTGTAGTTTCCGCCGCCGGAGACGCCCTTGACCGTGCCGGAGCCGTTATGATAGCCCGCGGGGATGGTGTAGGACTCGCCCTCCTTGACGTTGGCGTCGACCGCGCCCTGATTTTTGATGGCTGCGGCCTTGTCGGCCAGCGCGTCGAGCTTGTCGGTGCTCGCGGCAAGGCCGAGGCCGACGAGCCAGGTGCGGATCTTGTTCCGCGCGGTCTGCAGTCTGGTTACTTCTGTCTGTGTGCTCATAAAATCACTCCTTTAGATTGTTGCCAGCAGGGCGTTGATGTTGCCTACCTCGGTATAGACGGCGGCAGAGGTGACGGGCTTGGTGTTGTCCTTCTCGACGGCCGCGGCCGTGTCGACGGAGAGGGTATTGGTGGCCGCGTCGAGCTTGAGGCCGTCGCCGATGGTGTAGCCTCCGCCGCCGGAGCCGCCGGAATTGCGGGCCTCGTTGATAGCGTCGACGAGGTTGCCCTTGTTGTAGGTCTTGAGGTCGTCCAGATCGCCGATCTGCTTCTGCAGCTGCGCCCAGACGGGCAGGGACGGGTCGGCCGAGGCGTCGCCGGACGGATCCGCGCCGGGCTGGACCTTGCCGAGGCTCACCCAGACGGTCGGCAGGACGCCGCCGCTTTCGTCCGCGCCATAGACGCCCACGCGGGCGTGGCGGCCCGGGACGGCGAGAACTTCGTGCGGTACGGGAACGGTATCCCCGTCCCAGTTCGCCGCCAGAACGTCGACGGTAGTCTTGCCGTTTGAGAAGACGGCGGTCTTCGTCAGCCCGTCCCACTCGGGCGAGAAGACGAACTCAACGGTCACGGCCTTGGCCATGCCCGCCGTCAAAAGCTCCGGCGGCGAACAGAGATGCGCGGAGGCTTTGTTTACGTGGATTTGGATCATGTCGTTTCGCCTCCTATCCGATCACAGTGCCGTTCACAAGCAGTTTCCCGTCGCTGTTGCACCTTAATGCTGCGTATTTGCTTGCGTTATAGCACAGCCAAACCCTATTTGCAGCCACCCCGTAAAACGGCACATTTGTCGCGCCGATGCTTTCATTCCCGTAAAGTGGCAGCAAGAAATTTCTATTGACGTACATGCCGTAACCATCTTTTTTGATTCTGTCTGGCTGAGCGCTCTCTCCTCCGCTCCCGCCGCTTCCCGGCGGGCCGACGACGTACTCGACGACGTAGCTGCCGGAGATGCGGGCCACCTTGACGCGGTCGCCCGCGGCGAATTTGACTGACGTGTTGCACCGGTAGTGCTTGGTCGTGGCTTCGGTCTGCCCCTCGAGGATGAGGGACAGGCCATCGTCATAGACCGCGCCGACGGTCGCCAGAAAGTTTTCCGGCAGATTTTCGTCCGGCATGCTGATCGATGATACAAATAAACTGTTGATGCCCTCCATCAGGCGATCACCGTCCTTTTCGCAGAGTGGGTCATGAGACTGCCGGGCTGCATGGTGACAGACCAGCCTGTCTCGAGATAGATGCCGCCGATCTCGTCGTGCGTCAGCGCGAGGATGTCGCCGACGCCGTGGCCCGGCTCGGCCAGCGTATAAAATGTGATCGTGCGCGTGGCCAGCAGCGATTCGTTGCGGCGCTTGTTGGCGTAGGCCTGCAGCTCCTCCTGCGAGGCGATGTTGTCTACCCGCTCAACGGAGGTGATGCGCATGCCGCGCTTGAATGTGGATTTTTTGGACGCCGGATTGTCGTTGACGGCGGTCGCCACCATGGCGGCGTCCATATCCGGGTTGTTGCAGGTCACGACAAAAACGTTCGGTGCGTCAAAGATGTCCGTCTCGTCGGACCAGTCCTGCCCGGGGTGCTTTTCCGGGAGGAACAGGTCCGTCGTGCCGTAGCGCCAGTCGATGATGGCGGCGGATGGCTCCTGATACGGCTCGAGGCGGCAGACGCCGTCGGCGTCGAACCAGAGGTTCTCATAGTTGATCTCGGAGAGCAGGGCGTTGACGATCGTCAGGTAGCTCGTGCCGATTGGCCAGTCCTCGCGGTCTGTGGCGATGACTGCGTCGTTCGGCGCCGCGATCACAAGCGTGATGCCGCAGGCGGTCAGGAGCTTTCGGATCTCCGTGAGGTAGGACGCTCCGGCCGCAAGATGCAGGAGCGTCTCTGTTTTTTGCGTGTACACCCGCCAGCAGCGGTCGTAAGCCTCGATCTCGACGCGCGTGCCGGAGCTGCTGCCCTTGTTGCTGACGGTCGCGGCCTGATAGATGCCGAGCGATGTTTCGACGCCGTTGATGCTGATCCACGGGCGCAGCTCGTCGGACTCCAGCTCCGCGAGATCGTTTGGCAGGAAGCTGCCCTTGAAGGAGCTGTGCAGGGTGGCTGTCCGGTCGCACATGATCTGCGGGGCGCTGCCGGTGTCCCATTGGAGGTGGGTGATGGGTGCGCCGTTTCTGAGCACGTCGACGCGGAAGCGGACGTCACGGGTCAAGGGTGATCGCCTCCTCCCGGTTGGTGTGCGAGATGGTGAAGGAATAGCGGCGCATGAACTCGTCGCAGTTGCTCTCGAGCGACGGGAGCGAGCCGATGGCCATGTTCCCGTATCGGTCTTTGAGGCAGACGAGGCGGCCGACAAGGGCCTCGAGCGCAAGGGCGGCGGCCCGCTGCGCGTGCGGCCAGGCGCAGGCGACGGACAGGGCGCGGTCGCGCTGCTCGCTGCGCTCCTCGACGGGGTAGGCAAGGCCCGCCAGATGGACGGTCGAGACGCCGGCGGAGAAGCTGGTGCGGTTGGTGCGCAGCTGCGTCTCGGACAGGCGCATCTCGAGCCAGACGCCGGTCTCGAGGTCGCAGATCATGTTGGTCTCGGGCAGGATCTCGACGGTATCCGAATTGGACACGCCGTAGTTGTCGCTGTCTGCATAACAGCCGCGGACGCGGTAGGTGACGGAGCCGATGCTGGTGTGATCGATGTACTGCTTTTGGACGGTGCGGGCGATAACCACGCCGTCCCGCTCGACGAGGTAAAAATCGTAGCTCCCGGCGGTCTGCCAGGTGAGCGCGGCCTCATGGCCGTCGGTGACGGTCAGGGTGATGGCCTCGCCCTCGGTGTGCGAGATGGGCAGCGCGGCTGCGCTCCACTCGGACCACATGCCGTACTTGTTCTGCACGCGCACGCGAACGGTATAGCTGCCGTCGGCGAGGTAGACCGGCGAGCGCCACGCTTTTTCCGTGCCGTAGACCGTGCCGGAGGCATAGCCGCTGGACAGCGTCAGCTGATAGGCCTCCTGCTCAGAGGTCTGCCAGGTGATGCGCGGGCGCGGGCCGGTGGACTGGATCACGATGGACGGTGCGGACGGCGCGTTGATGGCGATAAACTCTGCCTTGTCGCTCCACGCCGAGGCCGTTCCGTCGGTGTTGTAGGTGCGCACGCGCCAGTACTTCGTCCCGCTCGTGAATGTGTTGGCCGGGACGTCGTAATACTGGTTTTCTCCCGTGACGGTCGCGAGGGTATTCCACGTCGTGCCGTCGGCGGACCATTGCAGATCCGCCTTGCTCTGCGGCGTGCCGGTGGAAATGATGTGCTGCCAGCTAAAGCGGTTGACGATGGTGGCGTCGATGACGATGCCGGATGGGGAGACCGGCTTGCAGGACGGTGTGACGTCCGTCGTTGTGATCTCCTGCCATGCAGACGTTGTTGTCGTGCCGCTGTTCGCCGTCACCTTTACGCGCCACTCGATCGTCCCGGACGGGAATGTGTTTGCCGGGACCGTGCAAGAGGTCGTCGAGCCAGACACATTGATTGTGCTTGATGTGTTTGCATTTTTTACGCGCCACTCAAAAACAGCGGAGGTTTGTTTTATCTCCGCGAAGCAGACCTGTGTGAGGTCTGTGTCGTCTTTGCAGGCCCACGTAAATGTATTCTTTTGCTTTCGATTTACGAATGCCCCAGAAGATGGCGCAAAGTCGCTTGCCTGTATTCCGACGTCATCGTCCGAATACTCACATTCCAAAAACGGTTTGTAGGACGACTTTACGCCATAAAAAATCGCTTCGGATGCGCGCCCGTCTCCTCCGCTCGAGAACGCAAATGCAAATCCGTTTCGCATTCCGCTCTCAAGGTTTTTCTTCCGGGCCGCTTCGTAGAGTGACATTGAGAAGACGACTTCCGCCTGTACGACCTGGTTAAGCTCACTCCATCTTGCAGACCCGACGCCGTCTCCATTGCCATATAGTTTCGGCTGCGTCGCGTATGTTACCGTGCTTGTATCGAGCGGCTCTGCCAATCCTTGCCCGTAAGCCGCTATATACGCGGAGCCCCAACTCCCTAAAATTCCAGCCGTTGGCATTGCATATATTACAAGCCTTACCATTGTAACGCGCTTGTATTTGTACGCAGCTGCTGGTTCTCCAAATTTCAGTAGAATATTATCCCACCCGTCGTACGATCCGGAATGGTTTGTAAACGGCTCCACATACAACTTGTACTGTGTAAGATCCGAATAGTTTGTGTTCGGGTGGTTCTTCGCGACTGCTGTCGAGCCGCTTGCCTGCACTGTAAACGTCGGCATTTACTTTGCCCCCATTCTGGTTGTGATGCGTGCGTTTTTGGCGATGCGTAGGATGGTGTCGAGGTCTTCGACGTGGTCGACGTAGACGGTGGTGTTGTAGGTATCGCCGGAGGTGTAGCGCGTTTCGCTGGCCGTCTGGATGCGCGAGCCGGAGGGGAGATAGATCCGCTCGAGGCCGTTCTCGTTGACCCGCGTCCAGCCGCCAGACCAGTTGTCCGTGCCGGCGGCGTTGCCGCCCAGATACCGCCTGCGCCATTCGTCCTCGGTGATACCGAGGGTCGACGAGTCGCCGCGGGCGACGGCCTCTTCGTAGGCCTTGGAGAGGTCGGACGCGCTCTGGCCCCACTGCTGCTCGTTGTAGCTGTCGAGCAGGTTCTGGTAGTTGTTGCCGTTGCCGCTGCTGTAGCCGAAGCCCAGCGCATGCTTCATCTGGCCCCAGCCCTCGCTGATGTGGCCGGTGCCGAAGTTGATGACGCCTTTGAGCAGCTCCGCCGCGTCGGCCATGAGCGCCATGACCTTTGCCAGCGGCTGCAGCGCCTTTGTCAGCGCCGGGACGCGGTTGTTGGACAGGTCGGACATGGGATTGAGGATATCGCCGACGGTCTCAAGCAGCATGCCGAAGGCGTCGACGATGCCGGAGTCCTTGATCGCCTTCCCGAGATCCTTCACGCCCTGTGTCGCGTCGCCGTAAAATTCTTCTAGGTACGGCGCGAACTCGGCGGCCAGCTGGTTTTTGACGCCCTCCTGCGTCTTTTGCAGCCGCTGGTATGCGTCGTCGACCGCGCCGAGTGCGGAAAGCGCCTCGTCGTCCAGCACGTAGCCCATGTTATGGGCTTCGTCAGCGTAGGCCTTGAGAGTTTTCGATCCCTGGATAATCAGCGGATTCAGATCCTGCGCGGATCGGCCGAAAATGTCCATGGACATGGCGTCTCGCTCTGTTTCGTTTTTCACCTTTCCGAGCGCGTCGATTGTCTCATAAAAAACGTCGTTCGCGCTGCGCATGCTGCCGTCGGCATTGGTCACGGAGACGCCCAGTGCCTCAAAGGATGCCTTCGCATTGCCCGTGCCGTTCATCGTGTCCTGCATGTTGTTGGTCAACTTTGTCAGGCTGCCCTGCAGGGTGTCGACGGATACGTCGATCAGCTCTGACGCATAGGCAAACTCCTGCAGCTGCTGTGTCGATTGCCCGGTCTGCATGGAAAGCGTGATGATGTTGTCGGCAAAGGCGGCGGACTCCTTCGTCATGGAGATCATGGCTTTTTCTGCCTTGACGATCGCCGCCGCGACGGCAGCAAAGCCGCCCGCCAGCGCCAGCGACTGCGCATCGAGGCTCCCCATGGCGTTCATAGAGGACTTCATGCCGTCCGGCAGCTGAATGCCGAGCTTGGACGTCAGGCCATTCACCACGTCGCCGAGGTTGCCCATGCTCTGCCCGGCGTCCTCGGTTGCAATGGTCGTGTCTTCTACCTGCTCTGTGTTGTTTTTCAGCTGTCCGTTCAGCTTGTAAAGCTCGGCTTCCGCGTTATTGAGTTCTTTTTCCCAGCGCAGCGTTTCCACTGCGTTTGATCCGTAATTTTCTGCAGCTTCTTCGAGCGCAGCTTTCAGGTTATCGATTTTGTCATACTGCAGGCTTATTTTTTGGGTTAGCAGGTCCGTTTTCGCCGCCGAAAGTTCTGCTGATTCTGCGTTATCCGCATATTTTGCCGATACCTTCCGCATCTCGGCGTCCAGCACGTCCATGCTTGCGCTGAGCCGTTCGATATTTTTGCGGTATTTTTGTTCTTTTTCACCTTCCATGCGCTTTTCATTTTCGCGCATCTGGTTATTTAGATCGTTCAGTTTCGCTGTTGCGTTTTGCAGGCTGGCCTTCCACGCCATTGTAGCTTTGCTGGATTCTCCCGTTTTTTTTACGGAATTTTTCAGAGCCTCTTGCATATAGCGGATCTTTTCTGTTTGCGAATAGATCTGCCGTTGCAGGATGTCATTCTGTTGCCCTAGCAGCTTTGCGCTGTCTGCATTTTTCCCATACGCAGACGTTACTTTCCGCATCTCGGCGTCCAGCACCTTCATGCCGCTGCCGATCTCGGAAATGGCCTGCTTGTATTCTTTTTCTCCCGAAAGCGTAAATTTTGTGTTGATATTTGGCATATTACGTGCCTCCGTTGATGTAGGCCGAGAGGCTCTGCGGCGCTTCCGGCTTTTTAGGCGGCTCCATCGCGTCAAGCAGGAGCGTCAGGCGGCGCGGGCTCATGGTCTTCCAGAAATCCCGCTCCGGCAGATGCAGCCGGAAGAGCCAGATTGCGAGGAAGCCGGGGAAATCAAAGCCCAGCTGCTTCGGTTTCCCCGGCGGTGTCAGTTTTTTTCGTCTTCCGACGTTTTTTCACCGGGTTCTTCCTCCGGCGGCGTGACTGCAGCCTGAATCAGCGGGTAGATCCGCGTCCCGGCCTCGAGTGTCTGGTGCATGGTGAGCGCGCGGCCCAGCTGCTTGCTGGTAAAACGCAGCGGAAGGCCGTTTTCGTCGGTGATGCCCTGCGTGTCTGCGGCGTCTGTCAGCATGGCGGCCAGGAAGGCCAGCGTGCTTTTGAGTCCGTGCACCGTATTCAGCGCGCGCAGCAGATTTCCGTCGTATTCGTCCTGCACGTCGGCAAGGACGTTCATGTTGCAGGAGAGCCGGTAGACCCGGCCCTCAAGTTCATAGTCGACGGTGTTGAGCTTGGTTGTCTCCATTAGGTCTCACCCAACTTTCCCTTGATCCAGTCAACGGCCTCCGCCGCGGTGTCGACGGTCTCGGTCTCGAGCAGCAGCTCGTCGGCGGAATCGTCCGCAAGGAATTCGCCGGTCGTGGTTGGCGTGTTGAACTGGATGTTCTCGCCCTTGGTCTGATAGCTCATCGAGGGCGGGCCGAACAGCGCTTTCGGAACCCAGATGCAGGTGTATTTTGTCACGCCGTCGATCTTATCCGGCGCGTAAAAGCCGACGCCGACATAGTTCGCGATGTCTTTTGCCGAGAATTTCAGATTTTCCTTGCTCGTATCGGATGTGCAGCCGTAGAGCATGGCCTGTGCGGCTCTTTTGATGTACTTGACAGCCAGCGAGATCGTGCCGCCGGTGGCAAGCTTGATATACTCGGCAAGCTTGGATTCCGCGTACAGGCGGCCCTCGGCGAATTTGAGTTCCAGCTGCGCGCTCATGGCGTCGCCGACGTCGGTCGGCTCTGTGTAGGTCACGGTGCCGGACGTGTTTTTATACTTTCCCGCCCGGATGCCGCGTAAGTCAAAACTAGGCATTTACAATAGGCCCCTTTCTTTCAGCTTTTGTGTAAGGATCTTTTCGAGCTCCGCGTTTACGCGCTTCTGCGCGCTCCTGACGCCCTTTGTCCAAAAATAAGTTCCTGTGATCTGCCCGTACTCCTTCGCACGGCCGTAATTTAAAACAAAAAGCACGGTCGCCCTGCGCGTTCCGTGCTCGTTTTTTCCGACTGCCGTGATTGTGATATACGGATCTCCGTTTTTGTCCTGCTTGATGGTTTTGCGGTATTTCACGCTGGAGGCGTATGCTTCCGTGCGGAACCCGCTCGCCCGGACGGCATTTTGCAGCTCCTCGACGATGATATCCCCGGCGGCGTACAGGAGCTCCTGCTGCATGTCCTCATCAAAAACATTCGCTTTCTGGAGCGTGGCCATGAGCTCGTCGACACCGGTGATGGAGATGTTAGCCATAGGCTGCGCCCTCCGTTTCGGCGATGAGTGCGATCTGCGTGCGGCCCGTCTCCTTGTCGTAGGTTTCCATGTCGACGGTAGCAATGTAGCCTGCGGCCTCCAGCGCGGCCTTTACGCGCTTTAAAAGCCCGGCGGCAAAGCCCTCGGCAAAGATGGAAACGGCGTACTGCACGCCGGTCTCGGCCTCTCCGCCCTCGGCGTAGAGCTGCCCGGACTGGCCGAGCAGCTGATAGGTGATGTAGGTTTCTTCTCCGCCCTTGTATGGCGGGTGGCAGACCGGGACGCCCAGGTCTGCCAGCGCCTCATAGATCATCATGCGCCGTCCCTCCGTTTGCAGGTCAGCTCTACCTCTTCCGTCTCCGCGCCGTAGCTGCGGACGACGTCAAAGACGTCCGAGCCGCAGGTGAGCTGCTGCTCGCCGCCGTATTCCGCGCTGTGCATGCGGAAGATCGCGTCGGTGCGCTTGCCGGCCTGTGCGGCCTGGTAATACTCGGCGCGGTTGACGGACTTGCGGGCGGCCCAGACGGTTGTCTCGCGTTCGAGCTTTTCGGTGGTCTGCCCGCTCACGATGGGGTAGGACAGCAGGCGCAGCGTGATCTGGGTGTCAAAGATCACAGCACGCGCCCCCTCCCTCGGCGCCCGGCGAATAGTCGTCGGACAGGCCCATCGCGTCGCGCAGCTCCTCAAAGCACGTCTTCCATTCGTCGCCGCGGCCGCAGAAGTCATGCTGCCAGCGGACGAAGGCTCGGACGGCGTCTTTGACCAGCGGGTCTTCGTCCGCCCCCTCCGCGCCCGCAAGGTGCAGGCGCAGGAGGCAGGCGTCAATCTCGTCGGCGAGCTCGTCGTCAAGGGCGTTTGTGGTCAGCCGCAGGGCGGTTTTTGCAACGTTGATCAAAGCCATTGGTTATCCCTCCCTGTTGGCCGCGCGCCGTCAGGCTTTCTTCTTGGTCAGCGTGACGAGGCTGTTGACGTCGGCGCACGCGCCGTCGGCGATCTCGATGGCCTTTGTGACCTCGTCGTCGGTGTCCTCGTCGGTGTAGCGCTTTACCGTCATGCCCATGTTCTCGTTCCAGAGGTAGTACGCCGGATCGAACATAAAGGCGAAGACGGTGTCGGCCGTGACCGACGCCGCAAAGGCCGGCAGGTAGTCGCCGGTCAGGATGACCTCGCGGCCGAGGATGTAGTTGACGGGCTTGCCGTTGATGCCGTAGTTGACGCGCGCGACGGGCTGGCCGTTGTTGTCGACCATGCCGACGATCTGCGTCTCGAATGTCTTCTTGGACATGAACCAGACCGCGCCGTCATATGCCTGCGGCAGCGCAGCTTCGGCCTTGCACAGATCCTTGTAGGTCAGAGCAGTTGTCGCGGCGGCAATGTCGATGTTCTGGCCGGTCGGGGCGGTCTCCGCAAGGATTCCCTTCGGCTGGCCGGAACCGGTGCCGTTGATGATGGCCTGCTCCTTCGCCTTTACCATCGCATTTGCGACGTTCCGGACAAACTGTGCCTCGAACATCGGGTACGCCATGATAGAAACTTCCAGCGACATGGAGATCGCGCAGCGCAGCTTGTGGTACGCAAAGACGATCTTGCCGGTCGAAGTCTTCTGTTTGTCGGAGCCCTCACCCTCGGCGACCCAGGAGGCCGTCGGCTTGGCCGAGCTGGTCGGGACCTGGACGCCGCCCGCGTAGGACGTGTGTGTTACGCGCGGCAGGATCATGCCGATGGCTTCCATCTTCTCGTAGATCTTCTGGATGGTCGTGGTCGGGATGACGCTGCCGACGTCGGTTGTCTTGGTGTTGGCGTCCGCGTTGGTCAGCTCTGCCGGGATCTTCTTGCCGGTCAGGACGTAGTTCATAAAGGCCCGCTTGTACTCGTCGGTGTCGTACCGGTCGAGCACGTCCGGAGTCTTTGCCGTGCCGGACAGGTCGACGGACTGTGCCGCCGCAGCCGGGGCCGCGACCTTCTGGCCCGCGAGGGCGTTGAGGTTCGCCTGGATCTTGGCTTCCTCCTCAAACTTGGCGTCGAGGGCCTCGACTGCTTTCATCTTGGCCTGCGCCTCTGCGGTCTTGCTTTCGTCCAGCAGCTTCTGGGCGTCGTCCATGAGCTTCTGGCGCTGGATGTTGTAAATTTCCTTCGTCATTTCAATTCTCCTTTGAGTTTTAAAAATTTCAGTTTTGCTTCTGCCTGCGCCCGTTCGGGCATAAAAAAATCAGGCTCTGCGGCCTGACCTTTTAAAAAGTTTTCCGCGCGCCGGAGCGCGTCTTCGCTGAGCATGCCGGAATAAAAATCCGCCGCCAGCGGCTTCTGGCCGGTATCCGGCTGCATCACGCGGTCGACGAGGCCGAGTTCTACGGCCCGCTCCGCTGTGATCCATGTTTCGGCGTCCATCATGGCGGCGATCTCCGCTTCCGGCCTGCCGGTCTTGGCGACGTAGGCCGAGATAATGGCGTGGTTGGCGTCGCGCAGGACACCGGCGGTGTGCTCCATCTGGCGGTAGTCGCCGTCGGCGCTGGACTGGACGTTGTGGATCATCATCATGCCGGTCGGCGTCATTTCCGACTCGCCCGCCATGGCGATGATGGACGCGGCCGAAGCTGCGAGTCCAACGATTCGGACGATCACGCCGCCTGCGTAGTTGCGCAGGGCGGTATAGATCTCGCTCGCGGCGAAGATCTCGCCGCCGCCGGAATTGATCTCGACTTCGGCCCGCTCGCCGTTTCCCTTGGCAAGCGCGTCGGCTACGGATTTAGGGCTCGTCGCCTCCATTCCGTAAAACTGATAGAGGCGGTGCCGATTGCTGGATACGATGGGCCCGCGAATGCTGATCTTCATGTGGTTTCATCTCCTTTCTGCGTGGTGTTCCGGTCGACCGGCTGCGTGTCCAGCCTGCGGATCGGCTTGTCCCCGCCGTCGACCGGCGCGAGGTTGAATGCGCGGCGCCATTCGTTCGGCGTCAGCGCGCCGCGGTCGACCAGCTGCAGGAGGTTGAGCTTTGTCGAGGTCGAGGCGAAGTCCCACGCGGACGCCTCAAAGACGATGCGGTTTCCGCAGCCGCGCTCGCGCCGGGAAAATAGCTTGCGGGTGTACTCGCCGCTCAGCTGCTTCAAAACCGGCTCGATCTCGGCGTCAAAATAGGCGTTCTGCTCATCCTCCGTCGCAATGGATGTGACGATGTGCGGGTTGGTATTGAACAGGGCATAGATGCGCTGCGTGGTCTTATCCATCTGGGCGGCGTTCGGGACGTAGTCCTTGGGGTCGATCTGCTTGGCCTCTGCCTTTGCGTCGACGGCCGCGACGCCCGTGCCGTTGGAAACATTGAGGAAGCTGTCGGCAAAGTCCTGCGCGCGCTTCTTGATATCCTCCGCGCGCATAGAGGATGCGAACATCAAAAGCCAGCGGATGACGGCGCTGTTTCGGATGGCCTTTACAATGCCCTGGTCCGTCGTGGTGACGATCTCCATCAGCGGCACGATGGCCGGGGCGATGGGGTCGCCGAAGATGTCGTTCTCGTAGAAATCCCCGCGCAGGTGGATGATATCGTCATAGGCAAACGTCAGGACGTTGCCGTTCTGCATGTAAAATTTCAGGTACAGATTCCCGCCTGCGTCGTAAACGGCGTCGGCCTGCATGGCCGCGACTGGGAAGATGGCGTTCGGCAGACCGTTTTCATCCCGGAGGATCACGGCGAAGGCGTTGTTGTTGAGGACCAGCTGCGCGGCCAGCTTCTCCTGCAGCAGCTGGCCTGTCATGTACTGGTTCGGTTCCTCGAGCAGGAACCGGATATACGGCTCCGGATTTACGGCGATCTTCCGCGTCTGGGCGGTGATGGTCTCCCGGATGTGCTTTGCCGTCAGCTTGCCGATGGCCTTGATTTTTGGCCGGATGCAGGCGCGGACGATATCGGACTGATACATTTTGCCGTTGTAGCTGTAAAAGCCATTCCCGCGCTCCTGCACCATCTGGACGGTTGAGACGCGTTTGGTGGTCGTGATATTCGTCAGGAGGTTTTTCAAAAATCCCATGTTGTCACTCCTAGAGCATACTGGTGTATTCCGCCTGCTTCTGGTCGTAGATCGTGTAGGCGTCGAGCAGGGCCGCCGTGCCGTCAATGCGGCGCGTGGATTTGCTCGTTTTGTGCGGCTGAATATTGCCGTTTTTGTCCTCGTCGTAGGCGGTGTTTGCTAGGTTCCACTTGTCGATCGGGTGGTTGTTGTAAATAATGCGCTTGGATTCCAAGTCGTTCCCGCAGCGCTTCATGGGCTCGGACAGGGTCTTGACACCCTGATGCACGGCGATCATGGCCTCGCCCCCGAAATAGTCCGCCATGCTTTCCACCCAATAAGACGCAGACCACGCATCATACCCGATAAAGGGGATAAAAATATCGAGGTCTTCCTGCACCTCGATGAACCATGCTTTGACGTCCTCATAGCGGATCTTGTTTCCCTCGGACAGGCGGAGCAGCCCGCGCTCATGCCACTTGTCGTAGGGGATCTTGTCCTCCGTTACGCGCTTTTCCAAAAGGTCCTGCGGCAGCCAGTACATCTGCAGCACAAACAGGATCTCCGGCAGCTCCGGCACCTGGAACAGGACCTTCGCCGCCGTCAGGTCGGTGGTCTTGGACAGATCCGCGCCGCCGATGCCGTAGCGCGGGTAGGACAGGACGCGCTCCTGCACATTCCCGTCCGCCATGTGGTGCTGCCAGATCAGGCGGCGGTTTTCCCTGTCGAGCTGGAAGGTGTCGCGGTTGTCCAGCTGCTCAAAGTTGAGCCAGGCTTCGCTGGAGGTCTCGCGGATGTTGAAATCCTTGCAGACGAGGTTTCGGACGAGGGCCGGGTTTTTCTCCGCCCGCTCGACCCGCTCTTTCAGCGCCGTGTAGCTCTTGATCGTCCCGAGGCCCGGATTTGCCTTTTTCCAGCAGTCCGGGTCCGTCCACTCGCTGCGCTTGTCGAGCTCGTAAATAAACGCGATCCGGCGCGGGTCGTGGTACCCGTCCGGATCTTCGTAGCCGTTGATGATGCGCTCGGCTTCTTCGTATTTCTCGTCGTAGATGTCCTCGCGGATGGTGCCCGCTGTGGAAGTGATAAAGATCAGCGGCTGCTCACGGGCCGTCACGCCGTCGGCGATGATGTCGTACAGGGCGCGCCCGCTCTTCCACTGGTGGATCTCATCCATCATGGCCCCGTGGATGTTTAGGCCGTCGAGGGTGTCACTGTCAGAGGCCAGCGGCTTGAAAACGCCGTCGTTAAAATCGCTGTCCAGCTCAGCGACCAGACTGCGCATCCGGCGGCAGAGCGCCGGGGACTTCTTGACCATCCGCTTTGCTTCCTGCCAGATGATCTTCGCCTGGTCTCGCTTGGTGGCCACGGCGTAAACCTCCGGGCCGGCCTCGCCGTCCGCCGTCTGTAAATACAGGCCGACGCCGGATGCCAGCAGCGACTTGCCGTTTTTCTTTCCGACGATGAGGATGGCCTCGCGGTACTGGCGGTTGCCCTCGATGTCGATAAACCCAAAGACAGTCGCCAGCAGCGCTTTTTCCCATAGCTCCAGCCGGACGAGCTGGCCGCCCGCTTTGCCCTTGGAGTGGTGGCAGTAGTTCTCAAAAAACTCGAGGACGTGGTTTGCCCGGCGCGGGGAATAATAAAACTCGGAATCCGCGTTTTCAAGCTGCGCGACCACATGCCTGTAAGTCTTCTGCACCTTGAGGCTGACGACTTCGCGGCCGTCCTGTATGGCCTGCCAGTATTCGAGGATGGGGTTGTAGGTCGCCGGGTAGCGCGTGAGTTTCATTCCTCGTCACGCTCCCGGACAAAGCTTGCAAAGCCGTCGTCCTCCTGTTTCTGCGCGGTGTCCGGCTTCGGCAGGAGCGCCGTGAGCTGCTTGATGATCTTCTGGTAGTTCGCGTTTGTCGAGTTGTACGCCTGCCCGATCGGCCGGGCGCGGTCATAGGGCTCGAGCCGCTCCGACTGCTGGAATTTCTCCGTCCAGCCGTTTTCCCGCAGGTCGTCTGCCATGTCCTCGCACTCGATGCGCATAAAGGCCGCCTGATCGATGAGGCCTGCGACAGTCCCGGCCGCTTCCTTCGGCAGAAGCTTGTAGATCCTCCGGAGTCTGGTTTTCTCGGCGCGGATACGCTGTTCCTTTGTCTTTTCCTGCCTGTTCGCCACAAAAACCGCCTCCTTTTCGCGTGATTTTTGCCGTCTGTCCGCGCGTGCGCGTAGATTACTTATCGCCGCGCTTTTGTAGGGGGGCCTCGCGAACGGCCTGCGTATTCTTCCGAGGTAGGGCGTGCAGCAATCCCATCTTGGCATTGTTCGGACT